ACCCGCCGAAATCGTGTGAATGACCAGGCGAACCCCTGTTCGCATGAGGTAGGCTTGGCCGCAGATACGAGTGGTCCCCGCGCTGCGCTAACAGCCGGGGACCCGGCCAGCCCCTCTCGTGAAGGAGCCAGCAATGGCGAAGCGTAGTCAGTACGACCCCGAGGCCGCTTACCGGGAGTGGATCAGCGACGCGCTAGTCCTCCTGCGTGAGCTCGCCGATCGCGAGCGTCTCGCGTTTGCCGAAGGTGTGCCACTGCCCGAGACGTTGGATGTGATCCGGCGGGGCGAAGAACTGAGCGGCTACTGATGGCCGGTCTGTACCTCCAAGTCGAGGTCCTGGAACTGGACGACGACGCGCTGATCGAGGCCGGGATGGTGGGCCGCGGCGTGTACCTGACCATCGGGCTGCTCGCGAAGCGCACCGAGACCGACGGGTGGGTGACGAACGCTCAGCTGCGGAAGGAGGGCGCCACGGCTGAACAGGTGACGGCGCTCGCCGCACTGGGTCTGCTCGACGTGGGCGACGACGGTCGGGTTCGGCAACACGGGTGGCTCGATCGCAACCCGTCGCAGGCTGCGATCGACCAGCGACGAGAGGCGAAGGCCGAGGCAGGCAAGCGCGGCAACCACGACCGCTGGAAGCACCCTGAACCGTTCGATTCCTGCTCTAAGTGCCATGTCGTCGCACCTTGCGATCCGGTCGGAGTCGCATCGGATCCGAAGCGATCGCCAAAGACAGAGTCAGAGACAAAGTCATATTCAGAGTCAGAGGCATCCGAACCCACCAACGTCTCAGAGATTCAATCACCACCCCCCGAACGGGTCGCAGAGACGCTGCCGAAGCTGACGGGCAAGGATCTCGACCAAGCGACCGCTCGCGCCGTGCTGGCATGGTCGAACGCCAAAGCGAAAGCCACCGACGCGTTCTCGCCTGGTGGGCTGGCTCGGTCGCTGCGAGCGGATGCGCAGACCGATGGCACCGAGGCAACGATCCGAGCGTGGATCGCTGACGAGGGCATGACGCCGGACGACGCGGCGACTCGGATGCTCAACGACGACGCGCCTGCCGCTGATGACCCCGCGGTGCTGGCCGAGATCGCAGCGGCAGCGAAGCGCCGTGAGGCTGAGACCGCGGCGCTGCTCGGCGCGCTGTCCGAGACCCCCGATGCGGACCACGCGGCCGGGATCGCGATGGCGAAGGCTGCACGGCGCGGTGGATCGGTGGTGGCGTCGTGAGCGCGGAGCGATCGTTCCAGCAGATGAAGTGGAACACCGTGCGCCCGTCCTGGCCACCGTTCGAGATCTGGCGCATGTGGGTGGAGGCCCGCCGCAACTACTGGGTGCGCGTGCCGCTCGCGCCGTTCCAGTGGGACCTTCCCACGCCCGGTGCTGCCGCCCTGATCGCTGAGTACCGAGTCGGCCTGGCCGTCCTACGCCCGACGAACCTCGTCTCGCTCGGCGGCGTGTCGTGACCTACCGCGCGCCCACCCTCAACGATTCGGAGACGAAGTGACCGAGCTCCGCGAGCACCTGACCGACGCACTCACCGCCCTCGACTGGCTCTCATCCGTCCCCCACCACCTCGACCACCTCGTGTCGCTGAACGAGCAGTGGAACAACGAGCGCGGATCGAGCGGCGGATCCAGCGACGGCCGGCGAGCGAAGGGCAGCCACTCCGACCCGACAGCCCGCGCTGTGCTGGGCCCCGACGACGACGGGACCACCGAGCAGATCGACCACTCCCTCGGCCTGGTCCTGACTGGCTCCCACCAGCTCGTGACCACGATCGAAGCGTGGGGCTACATCGAACCGAAGCCACGCGCCCTGCCCGACCGTCGCGCCCTGCGCTTGCAGGTGTGCGGGGTGAACATCGCCGCGTGTGTCCCTCACGTCGATCACCTGGCAAGGGAACTGCGCGGCGACGACCTCGTGTGGTTGCGGTCCACGGTCCGCGACGAGATCACCGAACCCGCCCAGTGGCTGTTGGCGAAGGGCGACGCGATCTGGTCGGCAGCCAAGGGCGAGGATCGTGACGCCCCGGTGCAACGGAAGCGGATCGAGTGCTCATCGTGCGCCCGTTGGGGCCTGCACACCGACGTGTCCGAGGGCCAACTGTGCGCCCGCTGCGCCTACTTCCGCCGCACCTACAAGTGCGCCCCGACCGAGGCGATCTGCCGGGAGTGGGACCGACATGGCGACCGCGCCCGGATCACCCCGTCGATGATCGGTGAGGCGAAAGCGCCGAGCCGGAAGGCGACGAAGCGGGCAGCGTCGTGACCGTGGAGCCGTGCTACGTCGACGACCGCGTGACGCTCTACCAGGGCGAGGCGCTAGCCGTGCTGGCAGACCTGCCGAACGACAGCGTCGACGCCGTGCTCGCTGATCCGCCGTACTCGTCCGGTGGCGCGATGCGCTCCGATCGAGTGCAGGCGACCGGCTCGAAGTACACGCAGAGCGGCACCGAACGCGACCTGCAGGACTTCGGGGGCGACAACCGGGACGCCCGCGCCTACGGCTACTGGTCGGCACTCTGGCTGTCCGAGGCGCTGCGCGTCACGAAGCCGGGCGGTGTGTGCGCGATCTTCACTGATTGGCGCCAACTCCCGACCACCTCTGACGCCTTGCAAGCTGGCGGGTGGGTGTGGCGTGGTGTGATCCCCTGGCACAAGCCGAACGGCCGCATGATCCGGGGCCAGTTCGCCAACCCTTGCGAGTACGTAGTGTGGGGGACGAACGGTCCTCGTGACCCAATGTCGCTGGCTGGCTGGTCCCCGAAGGAAGCGCTGCCCGGCTTCTACCGGTTCAACTCGCCACGAGAGCGCGAGCATCAGACGCAGAAGCCGGTTGACCTCATGCGGGAGCTGGTGAAGATCATCCCGCCCGATGGCGTGCTACTGGACCCGTTCATGGGCAGCGGCACAACGGGCGTCGCCGCCATGATCGAGCGCCGTCGCTTCATCGGTTGTGAGCAGACAGCCCACTTCGCTGCCGTGGCCGAGCGCCGGATCCGCGAGGCGCAAGGCCAAGCCATCCCCAAGGGCGACCAGGGAGCGTTCGACCTGACCAACGTCGGGTCCTTGACTCAACCCCTCTGACCTGCTTCACTCCTGCGTATCGTCATTGCTGACGAGTCTGACCTTTGAGCGGTACGCCTTCGGGTGTGCCGCTCTCTCACGTTCTACGGCGGAACACAGACGGTAGGTCGCTCGCTCCGATGGGTAGCCTTGCCGCATGGGTTGGCTGACCGATGCTCAGTGGGAACGCTGCGAACGACGCAGCACGTCGCCCGTGATCGCTCGCACCTATGCCTCGGACCGATCCGATGACGGCACGGAAGCCCTGGCGGAAGCGGCGATCCACGAGGACGGCACGATCCACCTGAGCGTCGTCCTGTACCACTAGCCGCTCATTGCGCTCGGCGGACCCCCCGTCGCGAGCGCACCCCGCTCCTCAGGTCGGAGGAAGGCCACACCCCACACCGCACCCCCCTGCGGCCCAATGGGTTGACGGTCCTTGCCTCGACGGTCTCGCAAACCCTCGAGCAGCGCAGGTGCTACCTGCCCCCGACCTGCGACCGCACACCAACCACGGGAGGCGCGCTGATGCTCACCGCGTGCAAGACGCTCGCCCTGACCGCGTTCCTCGCGCTCCCTCTCGCAGCGTGTTTGGGAGTCCTGACCGTCACCCGCGCAGGCTGATGCCCGTCGCCTACGGCCCGAACCAACTCAAGGGCCGACCAAGACGCCGCCACAACGACCACGTGCGCCGCACACACGCACCGATCTGCCGGATCTGCGGGTTCCCCATCGACATGCAAGCGGACCGCCAACGCCACCCGCTCGCATCAGCCGTAGATGAGTGGATCCCGAGACGACACGGCGGCAACCCGACCGACCCCGCCAACGCCGCCCACCTCCACCGCTTCTGCAACGGCGTCAAGGGCTCGAAGAACATGGGCGACCCAGCCGTGCTTGCCAAGGTGACCGCACGCTGCGTCGACCACATCGCTGCACTCCTCGCCGGCCGCAACCCCAGGAGGCGAGCATGGTGACCACCACAGCCTCACTCCACGGGGTAGGGGCGGTCGAAAGTTCGGGAACCCACGCAGGGAGATCCGGCAACCTCCCGGAAATATCCCTCTCGCAGTTCTCCCGACGATGAGTGCGGCGAAGGGCGATGCCCCGTCTGACCTGGGGGGTCGTGCGGCTGACCTGTGGTCGGAGTGTCGGCGGCTCAAGCCTTCGATGGCACCGGGTGAGCTGGTGCTGCTCGAGGAGGCGTGCCGGTTGACCGATCGGTTGGACCGCTTCGATGCACTGTTGTCGGGTGACCTCAACGAGTGGTGCCAGATCGAGTGGCCCTACGAGGACCAGCCGGCCCGGTTGGTGATCTCGTCGGTGGTGTCGGAGGCGCGGCAGCACGTGAGCGAGCTTCGACAGGTGGTGAAGGCGTTGGCGATCCCAGCTCAAGCGGCGGAGGTGAAGAAGTCGGGCCTGGCCCTCATCCGTGACCGGTCGGCATGACCGCCACCATGCTTGCGCCCCCGTCGGCGCCGCCACGGTTCCGGTACGTGCCCACGTTCCACTCGTCGCTCGGACGGGATGCGATCGACCTCGCTGAGTTCGCCGGGCTGACGCTGGACGATTGGCAGCAGGACATCATCGAAGGGTCGTTGGGTTCGACGGCCGCCGGGAAGTGGTCGGCATCGAACGTGGGGGTGGTGCTGCCCCGTCAGAACGGCAAGGGCGGTGTGCTCGAGGCTCGGCAGCTCGCCGGGCTGTACCTCGTGAAGTCGGATCGGTTGCAGACGCACACGGCGCATCGGTTCGACACCTGCCTCGACCACTTCGGTCGGGTGTGCGCGCTGATCGAGAACACCCCGGACCTACTCGCTGAGGTGCTGGATAACGGCCGCGGGATCGGTGGCAGGCCGTCGGGGATCAAGGACTCGAACGGCAAGGAGTCGATCACGCTCCGCAATGGCAAGCAGTTGCGGTTCAAGACTCGGGTGAAGGGCTCAGGTCGTGGCGCTTCGGGTGACGCGGTCTACTTCGATGAGGCGTACTACCTGCTCGACCTCGGCTCGCTGGTCCCATCGCTGTCGGCTCGGGTGAACCCGCAGGTGTGGTTCACCTCGTCGGCCCCGTTGCCGCAGGTCGAATCGGATCGGCTGCGCAAGCTGATGCGCCAAGGCCGGAAGTTGGCGGCGTGAGCGACCTCGGCTCGCTGGCCTACTGGGAATGGTCCGCTGAGACCGGCTCGGACCTCGACGACGAGGACGCTCTGCGCCAGGCGAACCCGGCATGGGACACACGGGTCAACCACGACTTCGTGCGTGAGGTGGAACGGGTGCTGATGGACGACGAGGAGTTCGCCCGTGAACGCCTCGGCATCGTCGTGATCGACCTGGACGAGAACGCTGGCTGGGAAGCCATCGACGAGGACGCCTGGAACCTGCGCCACGACACCGACGCCCCCGAAGATGGCTGGCTCACGGGCCCGGTCACCTTGTCGATCGAGGTCACGAACGACCCGAAGAACCCGCAATCGACGATCATGGTCGCAGGGGAACGCGCTGCCGGCGGTGTCGGGTTCGATGTGGTGCAACGAGAGCGCGGGACGGACTGGCTGATCCCGGCGCTCGAGGAGATGTGCGGCGACGAAGCCCATCCGGTCGGACGGATCGTCCTGGACCCGAGGTCACCGGCTGGTGCCCTCGAGGGCGACCTGACTGCCGCCGGCTTGCCGGTGTCGGTCATCAAGAACGAAGAGCTCCAAGACTCGACCGGCTGGGTGTTGAACGGGATCCGTGAGGGCGGCTACTGGCATCGCGGTGATGCTCGGTTGACCGAGTCGGCGCGGATGGTGGTGCTCAAGAAGTACCGCGACGGTCACCTCGTGGACCGGTGGGCATTAGGTGACCCGACGCCGTTCATCGGTGCCGTGACGGCCTGCTGGGGCCACCTGCAAGGACCGACCGACAAGCCCGCTGGTTTCGCCATGATCCTTGGAGGTTCGTAGATGCCAAGCACTGTGGATCGGGTCGCGGCTGCGGCACAGAACGTGAAGCTGCTGCGCCTGCTCCTGTCGGTGCTGGCGTTCCCCTTCTACCTGCTCGGCTCGCTCGTCGGGCTCGTGGCCGTGGTCGCCATGTGGATCGTGGCCGCCGCGCAGGTCGGTTACAGCGATGTCCGCAAGCGTGACCATGAGGCGTCGGCCTGATGGCGTTGGCCGACCGGGTGTCGACGCGGGTCGCGCAACGGCAGATCAGTCGGGCGGCGGATCCGGTGTCGATGGAGGAGTTCGGCTACCTGCTGTCCGGCCAGCAGGGGACGGTGAACAAGTCGGGCGTGTCGGTGACGGCGCGGCGGGCCATGTCGATCCCGGCGTGGAAGCGTGGCACCCAGTACCTCGCCGAGCAGGTGTCGGGCCTGCCCACCCACACGTACCGGGATCGTGTCGGTGGCCGTGAGCGTCGGGCGGATCCTTCGTGGTTGAAGCGCCCTGATGTGGAGACCCCGTGGTTGACCTTGGTCGAGCACTGGGTGATGTCGATGACGCACCGGGGCAACGGGTACGCGTTCAAGCAGCGCAACGATATCGGCCAGGTGGTCGGCTTGCGTGCCGTGCACCCGGACCGGGTCAAGGGCGGTCTGGCGTCGGACGGCACGAAGGTGTTCCAGATCGACGGCCGCACGGACGTCGGGTTCACGACGAGGGAGATCCTGCACATCCCCGGCTTGTCGCTGGATGGCGTGTGGGGGATCGACGTCATCACATACATGGCACAGGCCATCGGCACCGCGGCGGCAGCCGAGCAGTTCGCAGCGTCGAGCTTCGGGCAGGGCAACCACCTACAGGCGTACCTGTCGTTCAAGGAACCGCTCACCCAGGAAGAAGCGGACCGGACGAAGGCCCAGTGGGAGCGGTTCCACAAGGGCATGGCGAACGCCAACGAGTTCGGTGTGCTCGGCAACGGTGCCGAGTATCGGACGGTCTCGCTCACCCCCGAGCAGCAGCAGCTCTTGGAGACCCGCGGGTTCGAGGTCACAGAGATGGCCCGGATCATCGGTGTTCCCCCGCACAAGCTGTACGACCTCAGCCGGGCGACGTTCTCCAACATCGAGCACCAGGGCATCGAAGCGGTCACCGATTCGATCATGCCGTGGGTGCGCCGCATCGAGGCATACGTCAACTTCGACCCGCACCTGCTGCCGCCGCAGAACTTCATCGAGATGGACCCCGCGGGCCTGCTCCGTGGCGACGCAGCGTCGGAGGCTGAATCGCTCAAGGCGGCGATCGACGGCGGCTGGATGACCCCGCAGTACGCGGCGCAGCGCAAGAACCTTCCCGCCCCCGACGTCCTCAACTACTACCAGCGCCCCTTGAACACAGCGTTCATCGACCCGGTCAACGGCGAGGTCACCGACCCGACGCAGGCAGACCCGCAGGAGGTCCCGGCATGAAGCAACGCCCCGAGCTGGTCCGCTCCGTCCCGCTCCTCGACTTCGAGATCGAGCGTGGTGGCGACGGCCGCACCGTCGTCGCCTACGCCGCCACCTTCGAGGACCCCTACGAGGTCGTCGACTTCGAGGGCCACTACGACGAGATCCTGAACCGCTCCGTGTTCAACCGAGTGCTGGGCCGTGGCATCAGTGGCGTGCAGGTGCTCTACAACCACGGCCGCACCATCTCCGGCACACCTGCCGCCGAGTTCTCCATGCCGGTCGCCAAGGCCGTCGACGTGAAGGCCGAGCCCCGCGGTCTGCTCACCCGCTCCCGCTACCTCAAGACCCCGCTGGGCGACGCCATCCTCGAGATGTGGAAGGAGCAGGCCATCACGGCCCAGTCCTTCCGTGGCCCGATCATCCGCTCCGCCCCGCCCCGCCCTGGCCCCAACGGTCGCCCGGTGATCGAACGGCTCGAGCTCGGCCTGGTCGAGTACGGCCCGGCCCCGTTCGCCGTGAACTCCGGCGCTGATCTTGTCGCCATCCGTTCTGCTCTGCTCGAAGACCGCCTGTCGGCGCTCGGCGAGCTGAGTGACGAGGAACGCGCCGAACTGGCCGCTGCCCTCACCCTCGAGAAGCCCCTCCCCACCCCCACCGATGAGGTGCCCGGTGAGGAGGCCCCTGTCGAGCCGGACCCCCAGGGAGACCCCACCGATGAGGTGCCCGTCGACCCGGCTTCGTCCATCGAACTACTCGCCGCGGAAGCCGCACAGCGGCGCCGCCGACTCCAACAGGAGAACCAGTGAAGAACCTCATCCCCCGTGGTGCCATCGAAGGCATTCACTACACCGTCCTCAACGGCCGCGTGTTCCCGATCGTCCGTGGCGGCGACGGTCCGCTCACCCTGAGCGACCTGCGCGACCAGCGGGCCTCGGTGCTCAGCGAGATCGACGACATCATCAACACGGCCAAGGAGAGCGCCGACGGCTGGACCGACGCCGAACGAGCCCGTCACGACGAGCTCGTCGCCAAGCTCGAGGGTGAGGGTGGCCTCAACGAGGTCATCCGCTCCGCCGAGATCGAGGCCGGCGACATCAGCCGAGTCGAGCAGGCCGAGGCCCGCCGTGCCCGCTACGCCACCGTCAACGTGAACACGGCCACCGAGTCGGTCACCGCGTCCCGTTCACTCGACGAGGCCCTGTGGGCCACCAACGAGACCGTCCGTGCTTCGAGCGGCAACGCGATGAACCCGGTCGAGCGGGTCATCGTCCGTTCGTCCACCGACGAGGCTGGCGTGCTCGCCCCCCGGTTGGCCGAGTACCAGCCCGGTCACCGCGACGCGATCCGCGGCTTCCAGAAGACCGTCGCCGACATGGCGATCTTCGGCATGCTCATCGACCGCGACGCCAACACGTCGGCCAAGGGCTTCCAGGTGGCCCGCTCGCACCCCTTGTTCAAGGACGAGTGGAACCACGTGCTGCGCGCCATGGACGTCGACACCGCGGGTGAGGGCAACGACTGGGTGCCGACCGGCATCGGTGCCATGCTCCACGAGAAGGTCCGTGCATCCGGCAAGGTGGCTCCGCTGTTCCAGCGGATCAACCTGCCCACGAACCCGTGGAAGTGGCCCATCGAAGGCGCGGACGCCACCGCCTACCGGGTCGCCGAGCCGACCTCCGACACCGCGTCGAAGGTCACCGCGTCGACCCCCGGCACCGGTGCCGCCACGTTCGATGCCGAGATCATCGGTGCCCGCACCCTGATCTCGCGGTCGCTCGACGCCGACTCGGCCATCGCCGTCCTGCCCTACACGCAGCGCAAGCTCGTCCAGGCGTTCGTCGACGGCGAGGAGAAGGCGATCCTCGACGGTGACACCGACGGCACCCATCAGGACACCGACACCCAGTCCAACGGTGCCACCGATGTCCGGTCCGCCTGGGACGGCCTCCGCAAGAAGGCCCTCGCCCAGACCGTCGCCACGGCCACGTCCTGCACGGCCCTCAACCTCGGCATCGTCCGCAAGGCGATGGGCAAGTGGGGCGCCAACCCGGCCGACCTCGCGTTCATCATCGGCGTGTCGAACCTGCACTCGCTGCTCGCCGACACGAACCTGCTGACCGTCGACAAGATGGGCCCGGCCGCGGTCATCCTCAACGGCCAGATCGGTTCGGTGTTCGGCGTGCCGGTCATCGTCTCCGAGCACGTCCGTGAGGACCTGAACGCCTCGGGCGTGAACGACGGCATCACCACGACCAAGACGTACATGCTGTGCGTCAACCGCAACGAGTGGGCGCTCGGCCAGCGCACCGCCCTCACCGTGGAGACCGACGACTCGATCTACCGGGAGACCTACCAGCGTGTCGCCGTGGCGTTCATGCGGGAGGACTTCCAGTCGATCGCGTCGGCGTCCACCAACGAGGACACGGCCATCGCGTACAACGTCACGCCCTGACCCCTGACAGCCCGGCCCCTTCGGGGGCCGGGCTTGCGGTCGTTCACCCCACCCACTCCTGAAAGCGAGGCCCACCATGGCCGAGTACGTCTCCGCTGCCAACGCAGTCTTCGGTGTCCTCACCGACACCGTCGCCGTTGCCGTCCCCTCCATCACCGACCCCGACTGCGCCAAGGTCGACGTGGACGTGTCGTCCGTGTCGGACTTCCAGCCGAAGGTCGGCGATGCCGTGATCGCGATCCCGCTCGTCGCTCTGCCCACCAACGCCCGACTGGGTGGTGCGTGGGTGTCGGCGACCGATCAGATCACCATCACGTTCTCCTCGGAGGGCGGCAACGTCACCGGAGCCAACAAGAACTTCCGGTTCCTCTACTTCGACTGCACGCCCTCCTCGCCGGGCACCTGATGGACCTCGCCGGGCTTGTGGCGGGAATCCGTTACAAGCCCGGCTGGGTGTTCAAGATCGCCGGCCCGCTCGGGTCGATGCTGTGCATCTACGCCACGACCCCGGACTCGCAGCACCCCGGACGCGAGCGGACCACGCAGCACCAGTTCACGATCCCCGACTTCACCGTCGACGGTCGCAGCCCGGTCCGCTGGGTCTTCGACTGCCTGCTGCTGTGCGAGCTGCACGAGGCAGGCGAGTTCTTCCAGGTCGCCGACGAGCGGCCGTTCTACCCGCATCACCAGGACGAGGGCTCGCCTTACGTGCTGGTCGAACGATCGGAGCCGACATGGCCCTGAACCCCATCCGCCCGCGTCTGCGCAACGTGTCCCACGACGTCGCCAAGGTCCAGTTGGTGATCGCTGCCGGTGACGAGCTCGAAGTCTCGGAGGATGTCGCTGCGCAGCTCGCCCACCAGCGCGCCCCGTTCAGCGAGGTCACCGTCGTGGAGCCGTCGGAGGGCAAGCCGAAGAAGGCCCCGGCAAAGAAGGCCGCGGCCAAGTGAACCATGCCCCGGAGGTCACTTCCTCCACCTGTCGTGACCTCCGGGGCTGTGGCGCGGAAGGTTCGCGATGACCGACCCGACCCCGTTCTACGACGCAGCCACCATCCGGCCGCTGCTCGGCTCCGCGTTCACCGGGGCCGGGGAGACCAAGTACCCCGACGACATGCTCGACGACCTGATCGCCGAGTTCCGGTCGCTCGTCGAGTTCTCCGACTTCGGTCTCGGAGTGGCGTTCTCACCAACGGAGACCACCGAGGTCCTGACGGCCAGGTACGGGCCGTTGATCTTCTCGTACCCGAAGGTCACCGCGGTGTCTGCCGTGTCGTACACAGACGGTCTCGGCCCCGACGTCGACGCCGAGACGGGCGTGCAGCTGCTCAACTCGTGGTCGCTTGGTCTGCTCCCTGAGGGGACGGCATGGCCGTGTGGTCGTCGGGTGTCGGTGACGTACACGCACGGCTACGAGGAGCCTCCTGCGGCGATCCTGCGGGGCTGCCGCCTGTACGTGAAGAACGAAGCATCGGCGGAGAAGTCGTCGCGTCCTGCGGCTGCTGCGTCGGTGGATGCCGACGTGTCCGGCTACGGGTACTCGTTCGAAACGCCGGGGCCGGGCAAGCCGACCCGCTGGCCGGACGTGAACGCCGCCCTGCGCGCGGTGCCGTCCGAACGCGTGCCGGGGATGGCATGACGTCGGTCATCTCCGACCGGGTCGGGATCCGCAAGGCAGCCCGCGATGTCCTGACCGAAGGTCTCGACGACACCACAACCGTCTCCTATGGGCTGCCCAAAGCCGATCAGGAGCAGAACCCCGACGAATGGGTCGGTGTCGGCACGATCTCAGGTGAGCTGTCGACGGTCCGCTTCGGTGGCGGTGGAGCCGGCACGCAGGATTCCTTCCGGTTGCGCATCGGCGTCCGCGTCCAGATCGACGGCGCAGACCAAGAGCAGGCCGACGAACGCTGTCAGGTCATCGTCACCGACGCCTTGGACCTGCTGTTGAAGCCGCCCCGCCTGAACCTGCCGAACGTGGCGGTTCGCGGCGGGACTGTCGAAGGCCCCGATGGGTCCCCGACCGACGGGTCATCGGCGGTATCCGAAGCCCTCATCGAAGTCCAGATCACAGCACCCCTCGCCGGGTCCTGACCCCAGGAGCACCCATGCCCACGTTCATCTACCGGGGAAACCCCGGTTACGAGTACCCGGCCATCGGCGTCGGCACGCTCAACCCAGGCGACGAGGTCGAACTGACCCAGGCGCAGGCGGACGAGCTCGGCGACGACTTCGAGCCGAAGTCGAAGAGCAAGACCAAGCCGCCCGCGGGCGCTGACACCGAGGAGCCCTGATGGGAATCCAAGACAACTTTTGGACCCTCGGAGACGAGGCCGTCGCCTACGGGACGCGTGCCGCCACGCTCACCCGTGGCTACGAGAACCAGGCCGACGAGGTCACACCTCGCGTGGAGTTCCGCACCTCTCGAGGGATGCGCCCCGGTGGCCCGGCGCTGCTGGCATCGCGGTCGGTGGCCGTGTCCTACGGCGGGTCGGTGTCGCTGACCGTCGACCTGCTCAACAAGGGCATGGGCCTGTTCTTCGGTGGGTTCGCCTCCGGCGATCTGTCCTCGGCGGTGACCCACCCCGGCACCCTCGCCTACCTGCACACGTTCACGCAGACCACCACCGGCCCGACCCGTTCATCGACGATCCACGCGGGCCGGTACGACGACTCTGGTTCGGTGCATCACGTCGACCACCTCGGTTGCATCGGTGACCAGCTCGAACTGTCAGTCGAACCTGGCGGCAACGTCAAGGTCAAGGGGACCTGGGACTACAAGACGGAGGACACGTCGGCGTCGTCGGTGACCCCGGCGTGGACGTCGGGCGCGCACGTCTACACGGACCAGGACACCGACATCTCGCTCGACGGTTCGTCGAAGTGCGCCAAGGCGTTCTCGGTGACGTTGCCGACGGGCATCGACAAGGACCGCAAGCGGATCTGCGCGACCGGTCGTGCGAAGCCGATCTTGACCGGTCAGGTGGTGGGCACCGGGTCGATCACCCTCGACTACTCCGACGACACCTACTACGACGCGTTCCTCGCCGGTGACGACATGCCGCTGGTGGTGACCTGCACGGGCCCGACGATCGAGGACACGACTTCGTACTCGGTGACGCTCACCATCCCGTCGATCCAGTTCTCGGGGTCGGCTCCGAAGGCGGCGCTGGACGCCACGCCGGAGCAGGCGCTTCCGTTCAACATCTTGTGGGACGGCACGAACCCGACGTGGAAGATCGAGGTCGTCACCACCGACTCGGCCCTCTGACCCGATGGGTGATGCCCTGGTGTCGATCGACACGAAGTCGATCGACGAGGCGATAGCGGGGCTCAAGGCGACCGAACGGAACCTGGCACGAGAGGACCGGCGCGCCTTCCGCGAGGTGGCCGACACGACCGCAGGGTGGGTGAAGGGCGCAGCCTCATCAGGCACGCGGGCGCAACAGCACTTCGCCGGGGCGATCCGACCCCGCTCCACATCTTCGCTGGCACGGCTCGCAGTGCTGTCCACCGGCCGCAACGCAGGCGCAGGGGCGACGTTCTGGGGTGCGAAGCGCCAGACCGGTTGGAACGCGAAGCACGCGCACTCTCGGCCGCAGTTCCCGAAGTGGGTCGGTGCGTCGTGGGTGGCCGGGCGGCCCGGTCAAGGCCCCTACGTGTTCCGTGACGTGATCCCGGCGAGACAGGCGGCCATCGGCCGGATGATCGAACAGGCCCGGATGCGGGCGTTCTCTAGCGCGTTCCCGAAGGGGGGTTGACCGATGGCCGATGACGCTCTCACCCTCGACTTCGCCAAGGTCACCTGCTGGGACGCCATCACCTACCGGGAGACCTTCGGTTCGGAGATCGAACCGTTCCTGGCCCGGATGCTCGAGAAGTCCCCGCGCTCGGCCGCTGATCGTGGGGTGTTGGCGTGGCTGTACGCCCGCCAGAACGGCGACCCCCTGTGCGCCGTGGCGGCCGTGGCGGCATCGGTCCCGGCCCTAGTGGCCGATGGCGAGGACGACGCCGGGGCTTCGGTCCCGGCTCCTGACCCCGCGCCCGTGAACCCGCCTGAGACGGCCGAGGTGGCGGTCTGATGGCGTCGAACACGCTGCGCTTCGACATCACCACCGAGGACAAGCAGACCCTCGCCGCGCTCCGCAACATTCAGCGCGAGCTCAAGGCCACCGGCACCGATGCCGAGCAGACCGCCACGAAGGGCAAGAAGTCCGGCGACGCGCTGTCGAAGGCAATGAAGGGCGTGGCGATCGCCGCGGTCGGCCGGTTCGCACTCGGTGAAGCCGAGGAAGCGCAGCAGACCGAGGCCCGCACCGCGGCGGTTATCAAGTCGACCGGCAACGCCGCGGAGATCAGCGCGGCGCAGCAGGACAAGATGGTCGACTCGCTTTCGAAGATCGCGGCGGTCGATGACGAGGTGATCGCAGGCGGGGCGAACATGCTCCGGACGTTCACAAACATCAAGGGCCAGGCGTTCGAGCCTGCCCTAGCGGCGGCGACGGACCTCTCGGCGGCGATGGGCACCGATCTTCAGTCGGCGGTGATTCAGGTCGGGAAGGCGTTGAACGACCCGGCGAAGGGGCTGACGAAGCTCCAGCGGATTGGCGTCACCTTCACCGACCAGCAGAAGGATCAGGTCAAGGCACTGCAAGCCTCTGGTGACACGCTCGGAGCGCAGAAGGTCATCATCGCTGAGCTGAACAAAGAGTTCGGGGGGTCGGCCGAGGCGATGGCGACCGACTCTGCCCGACTCAAGGTCACCATGCAGAACTTAGGCGAAGATGCCGGTAAGGCATTGCTGCCAATCGTCAAGGGTGTGACCAACGTCGCGGAGCGGTTTACAGAGCTGCCCCACAGTGTTCAGACCGGCGTGGCCGCTATCGGTGTCGCCACAGTGGCCGCGAATAAGCTGGCTGAGAGGTTGGGGGAAGAATCCGGCCTCGGCGCGAAGATCAGCGCGACCACCTCTGTGATCGGCCCGGCGGCGATCGCCGCCGTTGGTCTCGGCATCGGCTACCAGGCGCTCGGTTCGCAGGCTGAGACCTCAGCGAAGAACGTCACGAAGCTGGTCGACGCGATTGCAGCGGGTGTCGATCCGCTCGAGGCGTGGAATCAAGAACTCGCCGCCACCATCGCTGGCACGAAGGGCGGCTTCGACCTTCGGATTTCTGGCGATGACTTCCGAGCTGGCGTCGACGAGATCGGCATCAGTACCAAGCAACTGTCGAAAAACCTCACCGGGTCGCAGAAGGACTTTCAGGCATTTCTCGACGAGATCGCCACCAACCATCCCGACGCCGACAACATTCTCCGCACCCTTTCCGAGCTCCGGAGGTCGTATTTCGACGCGCGGCGCAAGGGTAAGGATCTGGCCGAGGCACAGAAGGATCTCGGCCTAAAGACCAAGGCTGCCGCTGGCGATCTCGACCAGGGCGCTGGGTCGAGCCAGAAAATGGCGTCGGCGCAGGACAAGGCGAAGGTCGCCGCGGTCTTGGCGGGTGACGCGCTCAAGCGTGAGACCGACCACCTCGGGGAGTTGATCAAGAAGCAGGAGGACCAGGCGGGCAACGCCTCGGACGCGTTCTCCGCATCGCAGTCGCTCGCGTCGTCGAAGCAGGACGTGATCGACAAAGAGAAGGCGCTCGAGGAGGCCCGCAAGAAGGGCGACCCGGTGGCGATCGCCGCCGCTGAACGGGATCTCGCGGCCGCGATGAAGACGCAGGCTGACGACGCAGTGGCGCTAGCGGATGCGAACGCCAAGGTGGCTGGCCGGACCCTGACCGCTTCGGAGAAGGCGGCGATCTTCGACGGCGTGTTGCAGAAGGTCCGCAAGCAGACCGGCTACTGGGACGACGATCTGGCGACCCTCACGACCCGGACGCACAACGCCGCCGCCGAGGTCGACTACCTCAACAAGAAGCTGATCGAGAACCTCCAGATCCGCCAGGTGGCGGCCTACAACGCGTTCCACCCCGGCTCGTTCGGGCCAGGGCAGGGCGAGTTGTCGGGTCGGCCGACGGGCGCGCCCCACGCCCCCGGTGTCACGCCTGGCGGGAACGGGACCCCGTTCGGCGAGGGCGGCACGGCAACCACCGGCACGATCGCCGGCCGCGCGCTGATCCACGCCGACCACTTGCACGTCGGGGAGAACGGTGCCGAGCTCGAACACCGCATCCGTGTCGCTGAGGGCAGGCAAGGCCGTCGAACGCTGGTGACGACCCGATGACCGCCCCCAACCTCTACTTCACGTGGGGTGGCTTGGAGTTCGGGGAGAACCCTGCCGGCGATGGCGTCGAGTACGAGGTGGCGGGGATCGTCGGTCTCGATTCGTTCTCCACCTCGGGTGGCACCGTGGACGCACCGGGCCGCGATGGCGCCGCCCTGGCCCCCCTGTGGTTGACGGCTCCGAAGCTGACCCTCTCGTTCGACCTGTACGGCCCGGACGAGGCGACGTTGGTGGCACGCCGCAAGGCCCTGGCCGCGGCGACGGTCCCGACCCTGGACCGGTACTCCGAGGCCGAGTTCGGGATCTTCCTCGGCACCGAACAGGAGCGGACCTGCTTCGCACGGGTCACGGACCGCAACATCCCCGGCACCGTCTCCTACCTCGTCGATCGATACGCCGAAGAGTGCGACATCACGTGGTTGAAGAACGACCCGCTCACGTACTGGCCCGAGCAGACGTCGGGTGCGTTGGACCGTGGCGACTACTGGACGTTCTCGACCCCGTCGGGCACCTCCGTGCCGTCGCAGCGGTGGCAGTGGGTCGCTCACGGCCCGCTCGTCAACCCGAAGATGACCGTGACGATCGACGGGTTCGCTGACGTGGTCCTGCGGTTCTACGGGACGGTGAACAGCGGTCAGAACCTCAACGTCGAGGTGACCCCGCACCGCAAGATCCACACCGTTGGCGGGCCATCGTTCAACCGGCGCTCGGACTTCGACGGCGGCAACCGCTCGAAGCAGCCGCCGTTCAACGCCATAGCGGTGATGCCCGGCGAGCAAACCTGGTCGTTCGACGCTGATTCGGGTTCGGGGACGGCGACGTTCACGGCCCGTGGGGCGATGCTCTGATGGTCACGGTCACCGCCCCGGCCCGTGCCGTCCGGGTGGGGACGAACCGGTATCGGTCCCGCAAGCTCACCCCGCGTGTCGGTCTGTCGCCGATCGTGCCGGTCGTGTACCCGAAGGGGCACGACGACGTCCTGTTGATCTGCGAAGCCCTGTCCGAGAAGCCCTTAGCGGAGATCCCCGGCGTCGTCCCTGATGCGGCGTCGTGGGTGCTGAACGGTGTCGGTGAGCTCGGGTTCACCGGGTCGACGTGGGACCCGTCGCTCGATTACCTGCTCGACCCGGACTCGTTCGTCGACGGGGCGGGGACGCCGCGGATGATCGGCCGGGAGATCCAGTGGTGGCGCGATGGGGTCCTGCGTTGGTCGGGTGTCCCTGTTCATGCGGCGCCGACGTTGGACGGCAAGGTCACGATCGGGTGCTTCGATCTTGGCTGGTACATCTTGCGGCGGGTCATGGGTGCGGCTCAGCGCCGCGACCGGCTCAACGGGTTCGGGTCCTTTGACACGCGAGGGTTGCCGGGCTGGGTGACGACGGGCTCGTGCGTGAAGGCGCAGGACACGTCCGACAAGGTGCGCGGCTTCGGGTCTGCGGCACTCACCGGGTCAGGCTCGATTGTGCGGTCGTTCACGGAGCCGACCACCCGAGTCGGATCGAAGCTGCCGGTTCATCTATCCGGCTACGTGAAGCCGGCCGCCGGTACGCCGGTTGGGTCGGCTCTGGCTGCGATCAATGTCCGAGGCACGCCCGGTGGAGCGATCGTCTCGCAAGCCACATGGACGACCGATGAGGACACACGACTGGGGGCATGGCAACCGTTTCACATCTACGCCTTGCTCCCCCCTGGCGCTCCCCACTATGTCTCAGTCTCACTGCTGTCGCCGCACGGGACCATCCGGTTCGACGACGTGCGCTCGGAGAAGAACGACACGACCGGCGCGCCACCCCCCGGTGTCGACACGGCGCAGCACGGGAAGCTCATCGTCCATCATCTCACCGACACTCGTAAGGGTGGTGACCCTCGACTGTGGCCGGTCGTGGATCGCGAGACGGGTGTCGACGAGGTGCTCGGCGAACGCCACCACCTGCACACGCAGCTGACCGACGTGTTTGGCCGGTACACGAACCGCGACGTCGGCGGGTGGGACTGGCGCATCGATGAGCGCACCCGAACGATCCGGTTCGCTCGGCGCGTCGGCGTCGACCACTTCCATCTCTCTGACGACGGCGTGACCTACTTCGACGACTTGGTCCTCGAGAACCAGTTGGCGCAGGGCGGCGGCTGGGAGATCGATTACTCGGAGTTCTCCACGGACGTGATCGTGCTCGGTGAAGGCGACGACGTGGCTCGACCCGAGGGTGCATATCAGACCCCCGATTCCGAGCTTCGTGCGGCGACAGGAGGCGTGCGGCTCGATTGGGTGGAGTCGCCGCCTGCGCAGACCGCGCTGTTCGACATCGACCCGATGGCCCGTGAGCTCCACGCACAGAAGTCGCAGCCTCAGGTCGCGCCGTCGATCACGGTCCCGTTGGACCTGTTGGGTGAGGGCATCCCCGCTACGTCCAAGGACGGGTTGCTGCGGTGTGGGGATCGGGTGACGACCACGTTGACGTCGGGGCGGTGGCGGATGGCTGACCGGATCCGGGTCGCTTCGTTGACGGCGCATCCCGCGACGGAGACGTTGGAGGTGGGTTCCTGATGCCCGCGCCTCCTGGTGATCCGCCTCGTGCGCCACGGCCGCCGCGTCCGACCTCTCCTGGTGGGCAGCAGGCACAGGCGCAGGCGTCGATACGCAAGATCGAACGAGGGCTGGCGGGGCCACGGTCGGAGACGTCATCGAACGGGATCACGTCGGTGTCTCAGTCGTTCTCCGGTGACGGTCTGACCGGTGGCATCGCATCGGGACCGGTCCCGGCATCGTCCTACAGCGGATGGGCGCAAACTGCGGCGTCGGTGAAGCTCGGTGGCGGTGGGGCACTTCCGAGCGGGCGGTACGTGATCGCGATCGACGACGGCTCCGGTGGCAGTCAGGGCTACTTCCCGAACGCTGGATCTGAGCCGGACGTCGGCTGCACGACCCACGGACAGGGCGGGGCTTCGACCATGACGGTGACGGCTGGGTTCGAGGCCGACGACGAAGCCGCAGACATGACGGGGTTGACCTTGAACGTGAACGTCAGATCGGAAGTGCGGCTGTGAGCGACCCGGAGATCAACACCTACGAGCAGACCCGTGGCGCGCTCCAGACCTACGCGGCGGGCACGGTCAAGGCCAAACTGTTCGACAACACGTTCGTCTACGACGAGGCCGACACGTCCGTGATCGGGGACCTCACCGGCTCGGTCGGCTCAGCGATCACGGTCACCGGCTCCGCCTGGTCCACCGATGACGACGCATGGACCGCGGATGACCTTCTGTTCGAATCGGTCACCGCACCTTCGGTCGCCGCTGTCGTGCTGTACGACAACGCTTCGGGGAAGCTGCTGCTCGCGGTCACGTTCGACGACGACGCAGCGGCCGGTGACATCCCGATCGCCTGGCCCGACGGGACCCTGTTCAAGCTCGACGAGGACCCGACCCTGCCCTCCGGTTCCCCGCTCGACGAAGTCCCCGAGCTCGTCATTCCCGGCACCAAGCGCGAGGTGACGGTCGACGAGAACGGCATCCTCGATCACCACGTGTTCCTGCTCGGCCCGGCACCGGAGGGCTGGAACCCGCTCACCGACAAGCCCGCGGTGATCGTGTGGCCGTCCCCGGACCGGGTCGCGCTGACCGAGCGGGCGCAGATCATGTCGCTGCCCGGCGTGCCGTCGGGTGGGTCGATCTGGAATGACCCGACGCCGCTGGCTGCGACCCTGAACCTGAGCATCGTGGTCAACGTCTGGTACGGGTCAGGGTTCCCGACGCCGGGCACGAAGGACTACTCAGGGACCCCGTTCGACGGGGTCGCGGAGGTCGATGGGGTGAGCGTGCCGCTCGACGTGACCGGCACCTACACCGATGACGGCGACGGCTACGACGCGCTGGCCGGTGACATCGTCGCCAAGCTGGTCGCTGCTGGGTGCACGGCGGACCCGGTGCTCGGCACGATCACGTCGTCGACCACCGGTGTGTCGTCGTCGGTCACGATCACCAACCCCGGCTCGGGGGATCCGATCGGCCTGTCGGCCGCGGTCGCCACGCCCGGCTACCTGGGCACGGCTGGCGGGTTCGGCGCCAACAACAACGGCGGCCTCGGCGCGTTCAGCCTCGGCGGCTACACCGGCTACTACGACCAGGACGAGTGGCTGATCGTCGGTGGCATCGGCACCCACACGCACACGTCCAACGCGCACCCGGTGCAGCGCACCGCGACCTGCCGTCCGATCCCGTCGTCGGTGACCGGCGGCTACCCGATGTGGCTCCCCACCGAGTGGCCGATGCGCTTCGAGATGATCGAGTTCACGCCGAACGATGACGCCAACTTCGAGGGCACGCCGACACACATGTTCGGCGACGAGCTGCTGCACCGCTTCGAGGAGTTGGACGTGACCCTCAACGGCGGTCCCATCCCCGAGCTGCCCTGATGTCACGGTCGGATTCGTCGCTGTCCTATCGGGTGTTCGTCGCCCTCCGCGACCTGCCGACGACCATTTCGGACGCGATCTCCGACGCTGTCGGTGCGCTCACCGCTTCCGACGTCGGCGCGGTCCCGACCTCCCGCACGCTCGCCGGCCTCGACCTCACCGCCGACCGGTCGGCTGCTGCGATCAAGACGGCCCTGTCGCTCGTGAAGGGTGACGTGGGGCTGGGCAGCGTCACCAACGACGCTCAGGCGAAGGCATCGACGACGATCACCGCGGGCGCCGGGTTGACGGGCGGCGGGGACCTGTCGACGAACCGCACGTTCGATGTCGTCGGTTCCGTCGTCGGCGGCCAGGACGAAGGCTCGAGCGTCACGTCGTCGACGGCGACGACGTTGCTCGACTCGACGATCACCATCCCGGCGCTGTCCGCGGGTGACGAGATCGTGGCCGCGGGTTCCCTGCACGTCACCAACACGTCGGGTTCGAGCCGTGTCCACACGCTCTCGTTCGTGGTCGGGTCGACGACCGTCGCTGCACCGGTCTATTCGGTGCCCAACCTCGTCGGCACTGTGGTCGTGGCGTTCATGTTCCGGCTGCGCTGCGAGGGCGCATCGGATGCCAACGGGTTCGCCACCTGTTCGATCAACGCTGGTTCCACGACTGTCGCTGACGGGACGTGCGCAGAGAACGTCGGCGCAGGCGGTGTCGCCTTCAACCTCAAGGGCGCGGTGAACGCCGGTGGCTCCCAGTCGATCACCCTCCAACAGATCACCCTCACCCGCTCGCGGGCATGACCCAAGGGAGACCCTCATGCTGTCCAAGTACCGCAAGACGATCGTGGCCGTGATCGGTGCCGTGGTCGGCTGGTCGAACATCGTCATCCAGTCGGCCCCGCAGGCGATCACCGCGAGCGAGTGGCAGACCGGTGTCGTGCTGGTCCTGACCGCCGCGGGCGTCTACGGCGTGACCAACAAGCCCGAGGGCTGACCGATGCGTCGGCCGCGGGTGCTGGACGCCCTGCTGTCCCCGTTCCCTGATCTCGACGCGATCCACGGCCCGGCGCGCGACGGATGGCCTGTCCGATTCCACCTGCTCCGATGGAGGCGCAACCGATGAGCCAAGCATGGGTGACCGGGTTCGACGTGTCGCACTACCAGCCCGCGACCACCTCCACCGTGCGAGCGGAAGCGGGCGACCGGTTCGTCATCATCAAGGCCACCGACGGCCGCAACACCGACAAGGTGATGCACGCCCACCACGCCGCCGCAGGAGCCGCGGGACTCGCCCGCGGCGCGTACCACTTCTACCGGTCCGGCCAGGACCCCATCGAACAGGCGCGGCACTTCCTCGCAGCCACCGCAGACCGACACTGGGAACTGCCGCACGCCCTCGACTACGAGGACCAGTCCGGCGCTGCTCTGCCCGCTGCGCTGCTCGCCTTCCTCGACGCCGTGGAGCAGGGCACCGGCCGGACGCCGATCCTCTACACCGGTCCCGCCTGGTGGCGGAACACCATCGGCGGTGACAGCAGGTTCACCAAGTACCCGCTGTGGCTGGCCCGCTACCTCAACAAGTACGCCGACGGACAGCACCTCCCGACCGGCTTCGAGGTCCCCGCCCCGTCACCGTGGCCTGCCTGGTCGATCTGGCAATACAGCGACACGGCCGGTCGCCTCGACCGCGACGTGATGACCGAACCCGAGTTCCACGCTCTCACGGGCACCCATCCCATCCCACCCCACGAGGACGACATGACCCCTGCACAGGAAGCCAAGATCGACGCGCTCAACAAGAAGCTCGACGAAGCCCTGCCCATCCTCCGCAAGCTCGAGAGCGACTACCTCACGACCGGCAAGTCGGTTCGTCAGGTGATCGTCCACACCGAGTCGCTGGCCGAGGACTTGGCGTCGGGCAAGCGGCCCGTGAAGCCCTGATGAGAGGCTGACGACATGACCGACATCATCGTCCTCGCATCCGGTTCCTGCTCGCTCGTCAACACGACCCTGTCCAAGCTGACGGGCATGTCGCTCTCGGAGGCGTACCCGACCGGCGCACCTTCCCCGTGGCACAACGGCAACCAGCAGGTCCAATGCATCACTGGAGCCGCCGGCGTCTACGAGCTCGGTGCCACCATCCAGACGAACGGCACCTCCGGTTCGTTCTACGGGCAGTTCCGGGTCAACGGCACCGACATCGCCTCGTTCGGTCGGATCACGTCACCGTCGACCGGTGGGATCCTCTCGGGCACCCGGCACGTCCGGTTGGCGGTCGGCGACTACGTGGAGCTGTGGGCCTCGCAGACCGCAGGCATCACGGCCTCGATCGACATCCGCGAGTTCTGGGCCCGCTGGGTGTGGTCCTGACCTGATGACACCCTCAGGCGGAGACGACGACATCACAACCGGCGAGCTGTCCCGCTCGGTGGCAGCGTTGCGGTCCGACATCAACCAGCGGTTCACCGAGCTTGCTTCGACCATCCAACAGCATGTGTCGATGCAGCTCTACCAGGCCGAGATGACCTCGCTGCGAGCAGAGGTGGCCCGACTGCAAGCACGCGCTGACGCGGCCGACCAGGAGCGCGACAAGTGGCGACTGGCGATCTTCACGGCGATCGTCGCCCCGCTGGTGGTCGCGCTCATCACAGGTGGCTTGATCCTCAAGGGGGTCCACTGATGGCACATGGATGGTGGCGTAGGACGTGGGTGCTGATCCTGCTGGTGGTGGTGCTCGCACCCGGCCTCTACGTGACGGCTCAGGTCGTGGCGCTGGTGCGGACCACGACCCGGCAGGCGGCGCAGATCGAGCAGCTCAAGCACGCCAACATCAAGCAGGGCGACACGCTCGAGTCCCACGGCCTGCCACGTGATGGCGCGCCGGGGTCGACCGGCAAGCCAGGACCGGCAGGCGCGAACGGGGTGAACGGTCTCAATGGCGTGTCGATCCGAGGACAGCAGGGCGAGCCCGGTCCCCCTGGCACTCAGGGCAAGCCAGGCGTGAACGGAGCGAACGGCCGGAACGGTCGGAACGGCACCGATGGCAAGTCCGGCGCACAGGGCGCGCCTGGCGTGTCGATCACCGGCCCGCAGGGACCGAAGGGCGACACCGGAGAGCAAGGCCCGCAGGGCGCGACGGGCGCACAGGGTCCACCGGCCGCTGCGATCTCCGTTCCCGACGGTCAAGGCGGTTGGTGCATCGCCACTGACGATGACGGCGATGGTGTCTACAAGTGCCCGGACGCGACCACCACGACTACGACGACGACTGCCCCGATCTCACCCTGATCGCGCGAACACAGCGCATCGTTCGGCCCCCCGCTCACCGGTCTCCCTTCCCGGTTCGAGCGGGGGCTTCTTCGCGTTCTAAGGGTACGAACAGCTCGCGATGGTGTACGGGCCTGATGACCGGCTGTGAGCGACCTGCACGCCGTCAATCTTGATGGCGCACGTGATGTCGCCGTCGTTGTCGTCGCCCCGCTGGGCCGAGATGTAGAGGAACGACGTGGAGGTCGTGCGGATGCGGATACACGGCTTGCCGTCGTCCACAGTCAGCGGCACGTCCACATCGGACTGTTGCTCGGTGTCGCCGCTCTCGTTCTTGTACGTGATGTCAGCGGTGGTGGAATCACCCTCGACGCAGTACGACACGAGCACGGGTTGAAGCTCGCTGCTGCCGCTCGTGGTCCCATCCGATCTCGATCCCCGGTTGATGGCCCACCCGACCACAACGACGCCGACGAGCAACCAGAGCCACCGCCCCGGCTTGTTGGTCGATGCCATTAGGAGCAGTCGCCCTCGTAGCTGGTGGTGGTGACGTAGAAGCTCGGAGACAGGCCCTTGCTCTCGTTGGAGCGGACCCGCAGGTGCTTGGTCCCGAACCAGTAGACGTACATCGTGATCGTGTACGCGCCTGACTTCGCCACGTTGGCGGTGCGGACCGTGTTCACCCCGTCGAGCCAGGCGTCGGCGCTCGGCGCCCCCTTGGCGTCGACCCACTTGCCCTGTTGCGACTCCTGCAAGACGACCTTCGGCGTGGCATTGGCGGGGGGGGTCACCGTTCCCTTGACGTGCATCACAAGCCCGCAGACGGTCGTCCCCGGTCCGGTGGCCTGCGCCGTGATGGTCATCTTCGGTTCGCACCCGGTCAACACCACGAACGCGACCAACGCCACCGCTACCGCTGCAACTGCTCGCCTCATCGCCTGTACCCCCTCGTTCGCCCACGATGGGCTAGGAGGGCATGCTAGGACGCGGCGGCGAGCGGTGCAGGTTCAGGCTCCGAAGGGGGAGTGAGGGCGAGCACCGCGGCGCGTCCGTCCTCGTTGCAGAACGCCGTGTAGATCGCGGTCGTGGTGGGGGAGGCGTGGCCCATGAGCTCCTGCACGGTGCGGATGTTGCCGCAGGCTCGCAGGGCGCGGGTGCCGAACCAGTGGCGGAACTGGTGCAAGGTGGCGTTGACGCCGATGTAGCGGAGGTGCAGGGCGGTCTCGCGGGACACTTCGGCTGCCTTCCACGTGTGCCCGTTGGGGCGTCGGAAGATGTGCCCGTTGACCTTCGGCATCGGGTAGGCGCGCAGCTCGGCGGCGACGGTCGGGTGCATGGGGATGAGGCGTTCCTTCTGGCCCTTGCCGACGACGCGGATCATGCCGAGGTCGTGGAGGATGTCGTCGCGGTCCAAGGTGGCGATCTCGGCGCAGCGCAGTCCGGCGAGGTGGGCGAGGATCATCCACACCCGCATCTGCCCGTCGGTGTTCGCGAGGGCGAAGGTGAGGTCGTCGTCGGAGATCGGGCGGGGGAGCGTCTTGCGCAGCTTCGGCCGTTCGATCGCGGCGGCGGGGTTCCACTCGGCGTGTCCGTTGCGGCAGGCCCACCGATAGAAGCAGTCGAGACAGGAGATCCACGTGTAGCGGGTGCGCGCCGAGATCGGTTCCCCGCGTGCCGTGCGCCGTTCGTCGAGGAACCTCTCGATGTCCTCGCGGGTCGCGTTGGTGAGGTCGCCGTCGCACCAGGCATTGAAGGTCCGCATCATGCAGCACCGCTTCGATGCCGACGAGGCCATGAGTCCGCGCCGCGCCTGGTCCCGTCGCCAGCCTTCGATCATGCCGTCGTCCCCTCCGAGCGACGGTCCCACACCGTCGACAACGGGACTTGTCGGCAGCGGCGGGACGAGGTGAAGGCTCACCCTTGGACAAGCGTCAGGGTCGGCCGTTCGGGTGACACCTCGACGGCTGGGGCGAACGTGTCGGGGTCGAAGAGGTGTCCGTCCTTGCCGCCGTGGATGAGCGTGAGCGGCGAGAAACATCTACTTCTGA